TTAGTAAAACTTCTGCAGCGCCTGAACAACCACGCCCACGATCCGGCAGTTCTCGTCCACCGCCTCAATTGGGTAGCTCGGGTTCAGTGGCTTCAGGAACAGCCGGCCGCCATCGCTGACCAGCTTCTTGAACGTCGCCTCATTGCTATCCGGCAGCTTGGCCACCACCAGCTTACCTGGTGCAACCTCGGCTTCTGTGTCCACCAGGATCAGCGTGCCCTCGGTGATGCTTTGGCCGGCAGGCGCTGTCATCGAGTCACCTTTCACCTTGAGCCAGAACGCTGTGCCCTTGGAGTCGTACTCCGAGAACTCATAGCTGTCCGAGAAACCGGCCGGGTAGGGCTCGACGGCCTCCGCCCAGGCGCCAGCAGCAACCCAGCTGATTACTGGGTAGCGGAATGATTTTGTAGGCTGTTGCGCATCGCGGACATTGGAGTCAGACGAACTGCTGATCCCCTTTATTTCCGCCGCCAGGCGCTCGCTGAAATCAGAAACTGGAACTTGTAAATAGCGGGCGAAGACTGCTGCTGCCTCGATATTTAATGCGTTTCTGCCGGTTAGGTAGTGGCTCGCAGCGCTTTGGCTGTTTGCCTTCAATCCTTCCATTGCGATCTTTTCTTGGCTGATGCCAAGGGCCTTCTTCTTTGCCTTGTAAATAGCGTTCAGCGCCGCGCACTCCGCCGCCTCGACTTCTGTGAGGGGGCGCTTTTTGCCTGGCTTTTTGTCAGTTGTTTTCATCGAGCAACTGTATGACTTCAGGTATTAACATTCTAAGACCGCCGATATTGACTTAATAAAGACCGCAAGTAATACTTGCGTATGCATCGCGCAGGAGAAAACGTATGCAGCGCACACCACTTAAAGAGTTTGTGACAAGGGTCGGGCAGATCAAGGCTGCCGAAGAGCTCGGCATGACCCAAGGCGGAATCAGCAAAGCACTGCGAGCTGGTCGCGAGGTTTATGTGATCGAGCAAGGGAATGGGAAATACAAGGCTGAAGAGATCAAACCATTTCCAGGCCAGGTTCAGCGACTCGCGAGCTAGTGAGATCCGTATCCGCCAATCCATGTTGCCAGTATCGGCTCAGACGGCCTGCGAAGTAAGAAACCTGAAGTCGCTGGAGTTTTATCCAGTGGGTTTTAAGAGGGGCGAAGCGGGGAGCAGGGTGGGCAAGTTGGCGCTTCGGCGCTGAATTACAGGCACAAAAAAGCCGACGTACGAGGTCGGCTGATTCGATAACACTTTGTGAGGCCGATTATATGCAAACCCAGCCATATATCAATAGCTCTACCAATCTCGCGCCACGTTTTTCGCAGTCTGAAAACGTGGCGCGCAAATGCTCGTATTCAGTTCGACTGGCGGCCTGACATGCAATACACCGTCACGATTAGCCAGGTGAAGGCGCTGGAGTGGGGGCTGAATTCTCAGCAGGCCCTGCTGTTTGCCTTTGTCGGAGGTGCCGCATGAGCATGGGCCTTATGGTCGCCGCGATGAAGCTTCGCGTCGGGAATCCATTGCGCAAGCTGGTACTGATCAAGCTTGCCGACAACGCCAGCGATGTAGGCGAGTGCTGGCCGTCCTATCAGCACATCGCCGATCAGTGCGAGATCAGCAAGCGCTCTGTCATGAACCACATCACAGCCCTGTGTGATGCGGGGTTGCTGCGTAAGGAAATTCGTAAGGGCGGACCTAAGGGGAATTCGTCGAACGTTTACTTCCTCACCCTTGAGGGAGGTGGTGCACCTCCTGCACCAGGGGTAGTGCAGCAGATTCACCAGGGTAGTGCAGGAGGTTCACCCCCTAGTGAATCTCCTGCACTAGGGGGTAGTGCAGCAGATGCACCCAGAATCAGTAACTCTCTTGAACCAGTCATAGAACCGGTCATTGAACCCATTACGCCCCAGGCTACCGCCAAGGTCGTGACGGGGCAGGTCGTGCAATTCGTTCCGCAGCAACCGCGAGTTGAGATTCCTGCCGACATGCCAGGGCCGAAGGACCAGGCCTGCAAGACCTTCAAGGTCTGGGCGAACTACGCCATGGCCTACCGCAAGCGCTACAGCGCCTGGCCGGTTTGGAACGCCAAGGCTGGCAAGCAGATGGCGTTGCTCGTCGACAGACTGGGCGCCGACGTAGCCCACCACGTCGCTGCGCATTACCTGAAAACCAGCGATGCCGCCGTTCTGCGCAAATGCCACAGCCTCAACGAGCTACTGGCCAACGCCGAGAGCTACCACACCCAATGGGTGACCGGGCAGCGCATCAACGGCACGACCGCCCGCCAGATGGAACGGACAGAAGCGAACCACTCCGCAGCGGAGCAGGCCGCCCAGATGGTGCTGGCAAAACGTCAAGCAGGTGACCGCAATGAATACCTCTGAAATGAATGACCAGCAGGTTGCCGGGCTGGCCGCCGCCATCTGCGCCACAGCCGAGGCCATGGGCCAGGAAATGAACCCAGGCACTGCAGCAATGATGGCCGAAGATCTTTGCGCCTACCCGGTGCCGGTCGTCAAAGCCGCGCTGAAGGCCTGCCGCTTCGAGGTGAAGGGCAAGCTCGCAATGGCTGACATCCTGCAGCGCGTCCAGACCGCCGACGGACGTCCAGGTAAGGACGAGGCCTGGGCCATCGCCATGATGACCAACGATGAATTTGAAACTGTGGTGCTGACTGATGAAACTCAGCTGGCTCTGGCTGCTGCGAAACCCATCTTGGATGGTGGCGACAAGATCGGTGCTCGCATGGCGTTCATCGACGCCTACCAGCGGTTCGTCAGTCAGGCCCGAGAGGATGCGAAGCCGGTCAACTGGCATGTATCCGTGGGCTTCGACGCCAACCGTCGAATCCAGGCCGTAACCAAAGCCATTGAGCTGAAGCGTATTCCCCGCGAGCACGGCCAAAAGTACCTGGCAGATCTGAGCGTCGAGCCGGTCACCGAAGATGGTCGCGCGATCGCTGGCTTGCTCACCGGCACCGTCACCCGGCCGGAACCCGCTATTCGCGCAAAGCTTGAGATCGTTAAGAGCTCGATGCTGGAAATGCGCAAGGCCAGCGCAGAGCGGAAGGATGAGATACGGATTGCAGCGGCCAACGAGTTGGCGGATCGCCGGGCGCTGCTGATCAAGCAGGTCCAGGAGTTGGAAAAGAAGAGGGCGGCGCAATGACCAAGCCAGCGAAACCTCGCCCAATGCCCGTGTACCTGGTGCTGCGCCGCCTGATTGATCCTGCCACCGGCAGGGAGGTGGCCGCGTTCGTGCCGTCCTCTGACGCTGACCGGTCGATCCTTCGTGAGCGTGATTTCCGGATCAACACCAAGATCCGCGCCGAACTCAAGCAGCCACGCAATCCACGGTTCAACGGATTGGTCCACGGCCTAGGCCGGGTGCTAAGCCAGAACATCGATCGGTTCTCTGGCAAGCAGTCCCACGACGCAATCAAGGCCCTGCAACTAGAGTCTGGCGTGTACTGCGACGAGGAGCAGTTCGACATTCCCGGCCTGGGCCAACTCACCCGCAAGACACCCCGCAGCCTTTCCTACGATTCGATGGGGGAGGAGACATTTCAAGACTTTTGGCGCCAGTGCTGTGCTTACCTGGTGCTGCATGACTGGCCGACGCTCACGGAAGAGCGCCTGACCGAAATGGCAGAGTTCGAAGCATTCAAGGAGGCCGCATGAAGCGCACCCCACTACAACGAAAAACCCCGCTCACGTCCGGTGGGCCGCGCCGCAAGCGCTGCCCAGAGTGCCGAGTGATGTTCACGAAAGCGCGCGATTCGCAGGCGGTATGCGGCGAGATCGAGTGCGCCATCGCTTACGGCAAGTCGGAGAAGGGGCAGGCGAGCGCCAAGAAGGCCCTGGCTGATGTCGGTCGCCGCGAGATCAAGGTGCGCAAAGAGGCGCTGAAGACCCGGGCGGACCACATGAAGGACGCAGAGAAGGCCGTGCGCGACTACCGGCGCACCTACGAGTTGAGCATTGGTAGCGGCTGCATCAGTTGCGGCGAGTCGCAGGAATCAATCCTCAACGCCCAGGGTTGGAAGACCGGCGGTGCTTTCGATGCAGGCCACTTCCTCGGTAAGGGCGCCCGGCCAGAGTTAAGGCTGGTGCCCAGCAATATCTGGCTCCAATGCAAGAGCTGTAACGCAGGGTCGTCCAAGTTCGCCCGCAAAGGCGAGACGGTTTCCCAGGGTTTCCGCACCGGCCTTATCGCCCGAATCGGCCTAGAGGCTGTCGAGGCGATGGAAGCCGACCACACGCCACGTAAAGAAACAGTAGAGCAATTGAAAGCCATCACCGCCGAATACCGGGCAAAGACCAAAGAACTTAAGAAGGGGCTCGCAGCATGAAACTGATCAACGCAAGGCAGGTATGGACCGAAGCTCAGCACGAATCGAACGCGTCGATCAGCGCTGTGGCAATTGACCGGGCAGAGTCGGCACCGCTCAAGACTGGCGGGAAAATTGGCAAGCGTGACGCGCAATTCCCGGCGATGAGCAGCGAGAAGGGGGAGGAGGCTGGGCGTTTCTCCGTGCCGAGGCAGCGCATCAGCATCAGCGAAACACGACGCACGTCTGCCGGCCGGTCAACCGCCCGCGCCGCGCACCTGGCCACCATCGGCAAAGTACTGCGCGCCATCGAAACGCTTCCGTTCCAGGTGCAGCAGTTCGGGCACTACCTGTACCACCCATGCATGACCGTGGTGCATGTACTGAACGCCGAAAAGCTGATTTGGGGTGGCGTCGACTTCTCTGCTCTGACTGATGCCAAGGCCGCAAAGGCGCATTGCCTGGTCACCTTTGCGCTTCAGTCCTACAAGTTGGAGGCTCATGGAGGGGCCCAATGGGGGCCGGCCCGGGTGGCTGAAGGAATGCTCAAGATCTACGGCGTAACCATCGAGCCAAAGCACTGGGATAGGGACTGGAAGGACATCTGGAACTTCCTGCGTACAGCTATTAAGGAAGTGGATGATCAGGCTCAACAGCCTATATGGCAGGTGATTTACGCGGAAAAAGAAGAAAGTGCAGCGTAATATGTTGACAAGGTGGGGTTTTAAGGGTACTTTTCCCATAGTGCACAAGTAACGCGAAACGCACACGAAATTCTAAACCCGGCCGAGCGCCGGGTTTTTTATTCATAGAATGCCCAGATGAAACTTCAGGTGCGCGAACACGGGCGATACGCCGAGCTCTTCAACGGCCTGTTGCGGGCTTCCTCGCTCGTCTATCGCATCACCTAATTCAACCATCCATTCGGAAAAAGCGCACACGATAATTGCAGAGGTTAAGTGAATTCTGACTTTTCCAGATTGCCTGAAATAGTCGGCGTGCCCAGTTCCTAGCTCCTCTAACTTGCGAGCGAACTGAAGACGCCAGTGCGCTTCATGACTTAAGCATTCCTGAGCAAGTAATGGGTCGCTGATCCGCGCTTTCGTATCCTTAAATTCCTCTATCAATCGTGCGGCTGTTAGCCAATTGAGGCGACTCTTGGGTGGGATGTTCCATGTTGAGTCTCCTCCCATGAGCGCCATGAAAGCTCTTTCGAGGGTCATGATTGCGTGATCAAAAAGGCGGGTATTCTCACGCTGTGTTTCAGTGCTTTTCTGTTCGTTGGAGTGGAGCAGGTCGTTTTGCTTGATAGCTCTATAAGCGGCACGGGCGCTTATCGCACTGGTTATGGCGGAGATCGCGGCGGCGATTGCTGCCCCTGAGTTAATTAGGATTCCCCATCCACTTTCGTTCATTTTTCATCCTTAAAAGATTGGTAGTCGCTCAGCGTGCTTGAACTCCGAAGTTAGTGTCAACTTCCTACCTTGCCCCAGCTATGTTCGGCGGGCGTACTGAAAGATCAGTGACATATTCATGGTCTCGACATTGATCGGGGCCTTTTTCGTTTTCGGCTCCACCACACCCATTGCTCCGAGCTGGGAGTGCTGCTGGGGCTGATTCAAATCTGCACCCTTTGGAGTTGAGCATGAAGAGCGAATACCGCTGCCTGGTTGAATCGATCATCTGCTGCGAGCAGAAGCTGAGAGAGGCGAAGGTTATTCAGCGCGAGGCCAAAGAAAAGCTGACCCAGGCGGATGGCTTCGTGACTTACCAAGAGGGCAGCCTCCGCGAAAAAGAGCAGAGGCTGGTCGCGCTTGAAGTGGAGTTGCTTGGGTCAGAAGCCTAGGCATTTGTCCAGGGTTGCTGAGTATTTGATTACGCCACCGGTTGCCTTTTTACGATTAAGAACATCGAGTACAAGAAGCGTATCGACGTTCGGGTCAAAATCGCTCTCAAAATGGAGTGCGCTATACACATCCTCCAGTGAGCCAGCGTATTCAAACGCTATAAAAGAGGAGGTTTCCTCCCAAACACCTGACTGGGCAGATAGCTTGTAAAGACGATCAAGGAACGACTCATATCTCTTTTGATAGCCTTCGTTATCTTTTAAGCGAAATGTCACAACATAGTTTCCCATGGTTCCGTCCATCGTTTGCTATAGGGGCAATGACGATAGCACGGAGCCATATGCCTGCCACTGAGCGGGCTTTTTTATTCCCTCACTCCCTATCCGGGAGGATATCGAGATGACTATGCCAGAGAAGAACCCAGATATTTGGGCGGCTGCGCTTGCTTGGCTTGCGGCGCATCAGCCGCAGATTTATGCCGGTGGTACTGCCGCTGCTGTCGCCCTGTGTCGGGTGATCTATGGCGGTGGTGGTAAGCGCAAGATGATCCTTGAGGGGATATTGTGCGGCCTGATCGGCACGAGCCTTGTGCCGCTACTGGAGTACTTCGCACTACCCACCAATCTCGCCACATTCGCCGGCTGCATGGTGGGCTTCATTGGCGTGGAGAAGCTGCGCGACTACTCGGACCGCTTCATGAGTCGAAAGGCTGACTCGCTGTAATCCGCGCCACGTTTTCGAATGCGCCAAATCGTGGCGCGCAATTGTGAGGGTTTTGCATGAGCGTCAAGGTACTGGAGTTCAAGCGTGAAGACTGGCGCGATGCAGCCAAGACCCTGCGCAAGATTGCCGACGACCTCGACGCTGGCGAGCATCCCGAGTGCACTGTAGGCGCCTTGACGCTGATCGGCGCGAAGGGAGAAGTAACCGTGTTTGGTCTCGGGCCCAAGTGCGATGACTTGCAATGCCTGGGTGCGATGCGCCTGGGAGAGCAGAAGCTGATCGATGTGCTGCTCGATAATGCGGAAGGGTAGGTGTGCCGCAGGGGAGTGCGGCACGGATGGATCACTGCGCTTTCAGAGCCTCTTGGATCTTGTCCGCGTAGCTAGAGAGCTTTCCAAGCTCCTGGTCTAGGTGGTTTCCGTTGGGGGAGGTTGCCCCAATGCGTACTGAGATGAGTTCCAGTGCAGCATTTACAGCCAGGCCGCGTTTATCTGCCGCCGAACCGTTCTCATACTTAACGTGATCCAAAAGAGCCATGTTGCATTCCTTGCTGTTGAGTTGATCCTTACCAATACCGGCAGCGCGCCACTATTTCAATCCCGCCCTTAGGCGTACCTGAGACAATTTATGACGACCAAGCAACCCGACTGGGAGGCAATCGAACGCGCCTAAGGGAAAAGGTCGCGGCACATCACAACCATTCCGATTTCGGCTAAATCGGTACTGAAAGGGATTTCTCCCAATGCCCTAAATCCGAAGCTCTCATAGAAGCGCTGCGCGTTTGAATTAGTCTTCAGTACGTCCAGCCATAAGAAACGTTCATTGCGGTTTTGCGCTGCGTCTTGAATGAACTGGAGAAGCTGCTTCCCGTAGCCCTTACCCGCCTGAGACTTGAGGAAGTAAATTTTCTGGAGTTCGGCGCCAACATGATCAGACATTGGGATTGGCTTGGACCAATTGACTTTTGAGAAGCCTACTGCCTGGCCTTTGTCATCGAGCGCAATGAGCCAGCAGTGATTGGCAGGTGTCCCGATAGATTTCTGCAGTTCATAAACTGAGAAGTCTTCGCTCAGGAAGTTCTGTATTCCTGCAGCGGTCCAAATATCAGAAAAGTGCTCTTTGTAGGTCGCAATGCCGATGTCTTGGAGCGTTTGAAGGTCTTCAATCGTTGCCTCTCGAATTGTGATCACTGCCGTGCTCCTTGCACCAAATTACTCCAACCAATACCGGCAACGCTTCACTATTTCAAGTTCAAGGTGATTCATGGACAGGCCATACCCTCCATCGTCACTGCTTGAGCTGTCCGACCTATCCGAATTCGGCATCCATCTGACTCCCGCACCTGAGGTGTGGGACTGGCTCCAAACCGAGATCCTTGCCAGCACAGGCAGCATTCACAACGAAGACCATGCCCACCTACTGGATGCAGACATCCGGGTTGTGTGGGCGTCGTCGAGCTTCGAGAAGCAGGGTAGGACAGTCCTGGGCCAAGCCGAGCAGGTAGCGTTCCGCACAGGTGGCTGGCAGAAAGCCCGGATGGAGCAACAGATGCGTGATTGGTTCGGCGATGTGCCGGCCTTCATCATCACCTTGGCTGCCGATTACTGCACCCAGTGCAGCGACCTTGAGTTCTGCGCCCTGATCGAACACGAGCTGTATCACCTGGCTCACGCGACCGACAAGTACGGTCAACCAGCATTCACTCAAGACGGCGCACCGAAGATCAAGCTGCAGGGCCACGACGTGGAAGAGTTCGTCGGTGTGGTCCGCCGCTACGGTGCAAGCCCTGACGTTCAAGCGTTGGTGGATGCTGCAAACAGTCCTGCTGAGGTGGGGAAATTGAACATTGCGAGGGCCTGCGGAACCTGTCTGCTCAAGTCGGCCTGATATGAGACAGGCATGAGACGGAATCCAATCTATGGCAGCCCTGAAAAACGATGTGAAAGCCTTCATCGTTCAGGCTTTGGCGTGTTTCGACACTCCGACGCAGGTCTCACAAGCGGTGAAGCAAGAATTCGATGTTGATGTAACCCGCCAGCAGGTAGAGCAGCACGACCCAACCAAACGCGCCGGCGTGAACCTGGCAGCCAAGTGGCAGACTCTGTTCCACGACACTCGCAAGCGATTCCGCGAAGAGACCGCAGAGATACCCATCGCCAACCGCGCCTACCGGCTTCGTGGCCTGGGGCGAATGGCTGAGAAGGCCGAGAGCATGCGCAACCTGGCGCTGACCGCTCAGTTGTACGAGCAGGCCGCCAAAGAGGTGGGCGACGTCTACGTGAATCGCCGCCTCGAACCTGAGAAACCTCTGGGCTCCCAAGCGGACCAGCAGCACGCCGTTGCTGAGTACACCTTGGAGCCTGACGAGAATGTCCCCGCTACCCCGTACCTTTGACCCGCCGGTGAAGCTGACGCCCAAGCAGGCGAACATTTACTGCTGGGGCTTCCAGCCTGAGGCCCGCTTCCGCGATGCGGTGTGTGGCCGCCGGTTCGGCAAGACGTTCCTGGGCAAGGCTGAAATGCGCCGTGCCGCTCGCCTTGCTGCTGAGTGGGGTGTGAGTGTTGAGGACGAGATCTGGTATGGCGCGCCGACGTTCAAACAGGCCAAGCGCGTGTTCTGGCGTCGCCTGAAGCAGGCTATCCCCGAAGCATGGCGTGCACACCGCCCGAACGAGACGGAATGCTCGATCACCCTCAAGTCCGGCCACGTCATGCGCGTGGTGGGGCTCGACAACTATGACAACCTGCGTGGCTCCGGCCTGTTCTTCGTCCTGGTGGATGAATGGGCGGACTGTCCGTGGGCGGCGTGGGAAGAAGTGCTGCGACCGATGCTATCGACTTGTCAGTACCAGATTCCAGGCGTTGGTATGCGTAAGGGCGGCCATGCGCTGCGCATTGGCACTCCGAAGGGATTCAACCACTGCTACGACACTTATCTGGACGGTAAGCCAGGCGGCGAGCCAGACCACAAGAGCTGGCAGTACACCTCGTTACAAGGCGGAAACGTTCCTCCTGAAGAGCTGGAGGCAGCCCGCCGGAAGATGGATCCGCGCACCTTCCGGCAAGAGTACGAAGCCGGCTTCGAGAACTACGCAGGCGTCGTCTACTACACGTTCAATCGCGATGAGTGCCGAACCAGCGAGCGAATCAAACCGGGCGAGGCGTTGCACATCGGCATGGACTTCAACGTCATGAAGATGGCGGCCGTTGTCTATGTCGTGCGTAACGATCTGCCGATGGCCCTGGATGAATTTCATGGTGTTCGGGACACGCCTGAGATGATCGAGAAGATCCAGGCACGGTTCCCTGGTCACTCGGTGGCGGTCTATCCCGACGCCAGCGGGCAGAATACCAGTAGCAAAAACGCGAGCGAGTCCGACTTGTCTCTGCTGAAAAAAGCAAAATTCACGGTGATCGTCGACTCCACAAACCCTGGTGTAAAAGACCGCGTGAACTCGGTAAACGCCATGTTCCTGAACGCCTACGGCGAGCGACGACTGAAGGTTAACATCGACCAGTGCCCTCAGCTCACCTTGTGCCTGGAGCGACAGACCTACACCGACAAAGGCGAGCCGGACAAAGACCCGAAGAAGGGTCATGACCACATGAACGACGCAGCCGGCTACTTCATCGCCAAGCGCTATCCGATCAAAGCGATCGTCACTTCTATCAAAATGGGATACGCCCGATGAGCAACGACGTCTCCTTCAAACGGGCGGAATACATAGCTTTGCTGGATCGCTGGGCGACCGTTCGCGACGTCTGTGCCGGCCAGCACCGGGTTGTCGACCGACTGCCGTACATCAACACACACGACAAGTCGCCTGAAAACGTAGACCGGAACAAGGCCTATCGCGAACGTGCGGTATTCAAGAACGCCACCGGGCACACCCGTAACGGGCTGCTCGGCCTGGCCTTCCACAAAGATCCGACGTTGACGGTGCCCCAGAAGCTGGAGTACCTGCAGGACGACGCCAATGGCTCGGGCGTGAGCATCTACCAGCACTCGCAGGGCACGCTGGAGAAGGTGCTTGAGGCCGGTCGCCACGGCCTGTACGTCGACTATCACCAGGACGACGGTATCGGCGGCCACTCGGTGATCCTTTCCTACTGCGCCGAAGACATCATCAATTGGCGCACAGGGATGGTGAACGGGCACAGCGTGCTGACCCTGGTGGTGCTGCACGAGTCTCCTGAGATTCCTGACGGCTTCGGCTACAAGACAGCTGAGCAGTACCGGGAGCTGGCGCTGGAAGACGACGGTTTCGTTTGTCGCGTTTGGCGCCGGTCTGGGCCGAAAGGTGGCGGGCCACTGGCGGTCACCGAGGAATTCAGGCCGGAAGGAGTCACGGGGCGTCTCAAGGAGATCCCGTTCACCTTCGTCGGCGCACAGAACAACGACCCAAGCATCGACGAGTCGCCGCTCTACGACATCGCCATGATCAACCTGGGCCATTACCGGAACAGTGCCGACTACGAAGATAGCGTTTTCTGGTGTGGGCAGGCTCAGCCCTATATCTCGGGTCTCGATGAGCAATGGCGTGACCACATGGAGAAAAACGGCATTTACGTCGGTTCCCGGGCGCCAATGCTGCTTCCTGCTGGCGGTGCCTTCGCCTATGCGCAGCCGCTACCGAACACCCTGGTCAAAGAGGCCATGGCCGACAAGAACCAGATGATGATCGAGCTGGGCGCCCGGATGGTGGTCGCGACACTTGCCACCAAGACCGCTACCGAGTCGCGCGGCGATCAGTCAGCCTCAACATCGGTGCTGGCCGGGTGCGTGGCGAACGTCAGCGAGGCCTATACCAGGGCGATCATGTGGTGCTGCGCCTACATGGGCATCACCGACAAGAAGGTCGCCTACCAGGTCAATCAAGAGTTCGTCGAGCTGACGGCCGATCCGCAGATGATCACGGCGTTGGTGGGCTTGTGGCAGAACGGCGGCTTTGCGAAAGCGGATCTTCGAGCGTATCTGCGCAAGCTTGGGCTGATTGCACCAGAGCGTACCGACCAACAGATCGACGGCGAGCTGGAAGAGCAGGGCGACGGCCTGGGCCTGGACGACGAGGACAAAGTAGATGGCGGTGAACCAAGCGATACTTGATGCGACTATCCGGCACGCAGTCTTCCTCGAAAAGCTCAAGGCGGGGGAGGTGGGCAAGTTCGCTCCCTTCCTCAAGGAGATTGACCGGTCTATCCGTGATCGGCTGACCCAGTCGGACCTGACCGAATACAACGTGAAGCGCCTGGAAGCACTGCTGAAAGAGGTCGACAGCCTGCTACTGGGCATCTTCGACCGCTACAGCGCGCAACTGAACCTCGACCTGGTGGATATTGCCAACTACGAGGCTGAGTTTGAGGCGACAAGTCTCGTCAGGTTGGCGCCGGTTGGCGTGTCGCTGGATGTGGTCGCCCCGACGACCGCTGCAATCCGCACCGCAGTGCTAACGAACCCGCTCAGTGTGCGCGGCACCGGTGGTGGGAAGCTGCTCAAGGCCTTCATCAAGGGGTGGACTGGCGCCGAACGTGAGCGCGTCACAGGCACGATCCGGCAAGGCTTCTTCGAGGGGCAAACCAACTTCCAGATCATCCGCAACATTCGCGGCACCAAGGCGGCCGGATACAAGGACGGCATTCTTGCTACCACCAACCGCAATGCCAGCACGGTCGTGCACACCGCCATTCAGCATGTGTCGTCCCAGGCGCGGATGGAGGTTGCCAAGGCCAACACGGATATCGTCGAAGAAATCCAGATGGTGGCAACGCTGGACAGCAAGACCAGCCAGCAATGCCGATCATTGGATGGTCGTAGGTTTCCGGTTGAGTCTGGCCCAAGGCCGCCGTTTCACCCGAATTGTCGAACCACCTTCATCATGCTGACTAGGCTCAGCGAGCTTTTCACCAAGGATGCCACGCGGGCTTCAGTCGGCGCTGACGGTGGTAGGCAGGTAAACGCCAGCCTCGACTACTACCACTGGCTACAGCAGCAGCCAGCAGCTTTTCAGGACACCGCAATCGGTCCGGTACGAGCCAAGCTTTTCCGGGAGGGTGGGCTGACCGTGGAGCGTTTCGCCGAGATGCAGCTTGATCGCAACTTTGCGCCGCTGACCCTGGTGCAGATGAAGGGCCTGGAGCCGCTGGCATTCGAGCGCGCCGGGATTTAACCGAGCATATTCAATCAGCCGCCTTCGGGCGGTTTTTTATTGCCTGCAAAGCGGGCGAAACATACCCAAGGGGTGCATCAACGTGGCAGAAGAAAACGAAATCGACCTGGAAAACCCGGCAATCAAGGCCGCTATCGCGACTGCCGTTGAAGCCTCTGTTACCGGGCTGAAAACCAAGAATACAGAGCTGCTGGGCAAACTGAAGGAAACCTCCGGCAAGCTGACCCAGTTCGAAACCCAATTTGAAGGCATCGACATCGACGCCGTCAAAGGCTTGCTCAGTCGAGCGGGCCAGGATGAAGAAACCAAGCTACTGACCGAGGGTAAGGTGGACGAGGTCTTCAACCGCCGCACTGAGCGCCTGCGCGGTGACTACGACAAGCAGTTGAAGGCCATCAGCGAGCGCGCCGAGAAGGCCGAATCCTTCGCCGCCAAGTTCCAGGGCAAAGTCCTGGGCGACTCGGTACGCGGTGCCGCACTGAAAGCTGGTGCTCTCCCCGAAGCAACGGACGACATCATCCTGCGCGCCAAAGGCGTGTTCACCCTTAACGAAGATGGCGATGCGGTCTCCGTTGATGAATCCGGCCAGGTCATCCTCGGTAAAGACGGCAAGACCCCTCTGACTCCGCTCGAATGGGCGGAATCTCTGCGTGAAAGCGCACCTCACCTGTGGCCAAGGGCTTCAGGCACATTTGCCCCGGGCGGGGGTGGCGGCAAGGCTGCATTCAAGCGCTCCGAAATGACCTCCGAGCAGAAGCGCGACTTCCAGCGCAAGCACGGCCAAACCGCATATCTCGCATTGCCCAAGTAAGGGGATTAACCCATGGCTACAACCGTTAACAGCGACCTGATCATCTACAACGATGAGGCGCAAACCGCATATCTGGAGCGTGTCCAGGACAACCTCGACGTGTTCAACGCATCGTCCAACGGCGCGATGGTGCTGGACAACGAACTGATCGAGGGCGACTTCCGCAAGCGCGCCCTCTACAAGCTGAACGGCTCCCTGGAACACCGCGACGTCAACTCCGAAGGCAAGGTAACGGCCAAGAAGATCAGCGCCGGTGAAGCTGTCGGCGTCAAGGCTCCCTGGAAGTACGGCCCGTACCAGACCACCGAAGAGGCGTTCAAGCGCCGCGGTCGTCCGGTCGAGGAGTTCTCCCAGATCGTTGGTGCCGACGTTGCTGACGCGACCCTCGAGGGCTTCATCCAGTACGCAACGGCTGGACTGCGTGCCGCCATCGGCTCTAACGCTGACATGGTGGTCTCGGCCAACATCGAAACCGACGGCAAGAAGACCCTGACTCGCGGCATGCGCAAGTTCGGCGACAAGTTCGGCCGGATCGCCCTGTGGGTCATGCACTCCAGCGCTTACTTCGACATTGTCGACGAAGCGATCACCAACAAAATCTACGAAGAAGCTGGTGTCGTGATCTATGGCGGTCTGCCTGGCACCCTGGGCAAGCCTGTACTGGTAACTGACACCGCGCCGGCGGATGTCATCTTCGGCCTGTTGCCAAATGCCGTAACAATCACCGAGTCGCAGGCCCCGGGCTTCCGTTCGTACGAAGTTAACGACGAAGAGAACCTGAGCATTGGCTACCGCGCGGAGGGCACCGTGAACATCGACGTGCTGGGTTATAGCTGGAAAGCCACCACTGGCGGTTCCAACCCAACCCTGGCTGCTGTCGGTTCCGCGGCCAACTGGGTCAAGCACGCGGGCAGCAACAAGGTCACCGCCGGCGTGATGATCAAGCTCACTGCGACGCCTCCTGCCTCTGGCGGCTAAGTCTCAAACTCAACGCGCGGTCAGCGATGGCCGCCTTGGAGAAATACATGGAATTGACTTACAGCAACCAACTCTCCGGCTTCGACCCGGAGAAGCGTTACCGCAACCCGGAACACTTCGACAAGCCAGAAGCGGGAGTGACCAGTGTGCTGGTAATCGGCCATTGGCCGAGCGTTGTTGAGGCGTACGAAGCGGCCGGTATTGATGTGTCGGTGAAGGAGGCCAAGCGGGTGCAGATTGTTGGCACCGCCAATCAGGTCGAACTGGAAAAAACCATCGCGGCTTTGCGTGCTGAGCATGGATCGATAGAGATCCTGGCTGACGGCCTGGAAGCTGGCGAGATTCACTGTCCCGAGTCGGGCGAGCTGGCGCTACGCTTGTTCGAAGTGCTGGGCACCATCCACGCCTCATTTGGCGAACTGACCGCCGAGCGTGACGGCTTGCTACTTGCAATCGACGGGCTGCGTGATGAGGTTGAAGCGCTGAAAGAGGCCGCCGTCATGCCGCCGGCTGGAGAGGCTGGTGAAATCGCGTCGCTGAAAGCAAAGCTCGATGAGGCGAAGGTTCCGTACCGGGCCAACGCTTCTAAAGAATCCCTGGAAAAGCTCGTCGCTGAGCTGACCAAGGAGTAATACTGCTGGCTGTCGGTCGCCCGGCGGCCAATCTTCAGACCATTCCAGCGAGTTGACGCATGACACTGATCATCGAGGAAGGCACCGGCAAGCCTGACGCCGAAAGCTACGCAAGCGCCGAGGATCTGGCCATGTATGCCGTGAAGTTCGGCACGGTCATTCCTGACGGTGTTCCAGCGCAGGAAGCGTTGCTGCGCCGGGCCGCTTTGGCTATGGATGGAATGACCTGGAAGGGCCGCAAGACCAGCAGCGAGCAGGGGCTGGCCTGGCCGCGCCAGGAGGTGCGGTTGGATTATGAGATCAAGCCGAACAACTACCTTCCGGCGAGGATTCAGTACGGGCAGATGGCCCTGGCCGCCGAAATCCATCAGGACGATATTGACCCGGTGGAAAAACGTAAAGGCGCGGTGCTGCTGGATCGTGTCGAAGGAGCGGTGACCCGGCAGTACGCGGCGATCCCCAACACCTGCAACCGGCTACTACCAGCGGCACCGGATCGGCCAAGTGCTACGCAGTTTGCGGATTACCTACAAAAGCGCGGGCTGTTCGCCGTGCGCGCATAGCCACAACGGAGACCACCATGGCCACCTTCTACGACGAAATGGCCGTGATGGCTCTGGAGATGATCACAGAGTTCGGCCAGCCCGTGACCATCAGCAAGACGGGGTCGGGCGAGTACGACCCGGAGACGGGCGGGGAAGCGCCAGGGGCAACAGTCGAGCAAACCGCCCAGGGCATCCTGCTCGACTTCACCGGTATTGAATTCCAGAACAACAGCCTCATCCGGCAGGGCGATAAGAAGCTCAAGATAGCTGCGCAGGGCTTGGCCTGGGTGCCCGGCCTGCTCGACAAGGTGATCGCCCAAGGCCGCACCTGGTCAATCGTCCCTCCGCTGAAAGAGGTCAGCCCTGCTGGCACTCCGATCCTGTATGAGCTGCAGGTGCGATCGTGAGTCGCGCAGGCTCCGGCCAGTCCGGCAGCTTCGCCCTGAGCCTGTCAGAGTTTGCCGCGCAGACAAGCGAAACCATCGACGCCAGTGTGCGCGAGATCATCATCGAGGTCGGCAGCAGCCTGATCCGCATGTCTCCAGTGGGGAACCCGGAGATCTGGGCGCAGAACGTTGTCGCGACCCAGTACAACAAGGCCGTCGACGACCACAACAGCGCGCTGCGCAGCGATCCGGCCAACCTCACGAAAGGTGGCAGGCTCAAGAAGGGCCGCAAGTTGCACGACGGCATGGATGTCGTCGCCCCAGAAGGCTATGTCGGCGGCCGGTTCCGGGCGAACTGGCACATCTCGCTCGGCGTGGTCGAAAACGTCACATTTGACGAGGTAGACCCCAGCGGCGCCGAAACCACTGCCGCACTCGTCGCTGCAATGAGCGACTTCACCGCCGGCCAGATGGCCTACATCGTCAACAACTTGCCCTACGCGATCCCGTTGGAGTTCGGCCATTCCACCCAGGCCCCCGGCGGTATGGTCCGGGTAACCGTGGCTCGCTTTCAGCAGATCGTGCTGGAGGCCATCAGGAACAACCAGATATGAGTCACGCACGAGCCCGTCAGGCCATTGAAACGAAGCTGGCCGCATGGGCGGCTGCGCGCCCGATACGAGTGGCCTACGCAAACCAGCCTTTTACACCAAGCACCTCTGAAACGTACCTGCGAGCCTACCAGCTGCCGGCCATCACCACCTGCCGCTATCTCGGCGGGGAGGCTTACGAGTACGCCGGTGTTTATCAGGTCAGCATCGTCTGCCCCTCTGCGCAGGCCTTGGCCACCGCCGAGACGCTAATCGATGAGTTGACGCGGCTGTTTCGCGTCGACACAGCTCTGACCCGCAATGGGTTCGAAGGTTTGATCACCGAGCCTGTAGATCAGGGGACAACCATCACAGAGTCGGCGACCTACACGGTCCCGGCCAGCTTCACCTATCTGGGTGTCGCAGACCAACCGCCCGCTGGGGCATAACCTACCGCCGCCAGGCGGGCACTCAAGAGGAAATACACCATGGCCGCACGCTTCCCGCTGCCGAACGGCGCTGTGCTGGAGATCGCCAGCGTTATGGGCTCCGCAGTCGCCTTCACCGCATTGACCAATGCAAAATCGCCAGTCGCTGCGTCTGTAGGGCACAGCATTGAAAACGGCGACGTCCTGCTGATCAATTCTGGTTGGGCGCTGATCAACGACCGTGCAGTAAAGGCTTCCGGCATTACTGCCGATGCCTTTGCCTTGGCTGGCCTCAACACCACCAATACCGACAAGTACACCGTCGGCGCAGGTGCTGGCTCAGTGATCCCGGTATCCGGTTGGACGCAGATCTCCAAGGTCACGTCTTTTACATCTTCCGGCGGCGAGCAGCAGTATCAAACTGTCGGCTACCTGGAGGATGACGACGACAAGCAGTTTCCAACCAACCGTAACCCCACGACGATCACCATCATTGTAGAGGACCAGCCAACTGCTCAATACGTCGAGACCGTCGAAGGGTACGACGACACCAAGGAGCTGGCGGTGGTCCGCATGAAGTTGCGTAACGGTGACCAGATTCTCTACCCGGGCTATGTGAGTATCACTCCCGACCCGACGATGGAGCGCAACAACGTGATGACGCGCACTATCAGCATCGGGCTTTCTGCTCGTTCGCTTCGCTACTTGGCTGGCGCATAAGGACTTCCCATGGCAAAGATCAGGATCGCCCAGAGCCCAACATTCAAGGCATTCGTGCTGATCCCAATTGTTGGAGAGGAGCCCGAAAAAATCGAGTTCACCTTCAAGTATCGGGATCGCCCGGGACTTGCCGCCCTATTCGATGAATGGAGCGCAAAGGGGAGGGAGATGCGCGAGAGCTTCGGTGAGGCGACCACATTGTCCGATGTCGTCGCAGCTGAGACGGAGCTTCAAGTGCAGCAGATCAAGGACCTAGTTGTAGGCTGGGGCTTCGATGACAAGTTCGACGACAAGAGCATCCAGGCCCTTGTTAAGTCCTGTTATGGCACCGCCGAAGCGGTCGTCAGCGCTTATCAGGACGCGTTCAGCCAGGCTCGCCTGGGAAACTGATAGCGGCAGCCAAGGCAATGTACGCAAGCGGCCAATCTGCTGAGCAGTTGGCTGCTCTCGGGCTGACGGCTGCCGATCTCGATGAGGAAGATGTTGAGGTCTGGCCTTGCAACTGGCCGGCCTTTCTGCTGTTCAATCGTATGTCTACCCAGTGGCGAGCAGGCGCCGGCGGCGCGATCGGTCTCGACTACAGCTGCATCCGCGACGTGGCCGGGTTCCTCGGCATCAAGAAAAAGAAGCTCGCTGAAATCTTCCCTGACCTTCAAGTCCTGGAAGGCGAAGCCCTGCGCGTCATGGCGGAGGAAAGGGAAAACAGCCCGTAACCACGGGCACTTATTCAAGGTGAGTCGATGAACATTGCAGAACTCGGCGTCAAGATCGACTCGGCCGATGCGATCCAGGCAAAAACGAGCCTGGATGAAATGGCGAAGGCTGGCGGCCGGGCCGAGCAGTCCGCCGTTTCGCTGATGAACGAAATGCAGGCGCTGGAGAAATCGCTTTCCACCAGTGCCAAGACCACACAGGACCTGGCAAAGCAGCGTGATGCACTCGCCAAACTCACCAAGACCGGCGCCTATGGCGAGGCCGAGGCGGCGAAGATCTCCGCTCAGCTCGACAAGCAGCAGGTGGCTCTGGCCAAGTCTGCTCTGGATGAGCAGAAGGCCCTGAACAGCCTTCTGGGTGCCATCGACCCGGCCCGCGCTGCTCTGGCGAAGCTGGATACCCAGGTCGAGCAACTTGGCAAACACCTGGATGCCGGACGCATCAGCCAGGATCAGTACAACAGTGCTTTGGGCAAGATCGACAAGGACTACGCCAAGCTCGAAAAGACCACCACGGGTTTCGACAAACTGAAACTAGGTACGCGTCAGGCCCAGGACAACGTCGTTCAACTCGGCAACGCCTTATCTACAGGCGATTGGGGTAGCGGTGCGCGGGCCGTAGCCCAGATTGGAGTGGGGGCGGGCGCCTCTATGGGCAGTATGTTGGCCCTGGCTGCGCCTATCGGGCTGGTGGCCGCCGCCATTGGTGGCCTGGCTGTTGCCTACTACAAGGGCAGCGAGGAGCAGGATCGCTATAACAAGTCGCTGATCCTAACCGGCAATTACGCCGGAGCAACATCCTCATCGCTAGGGGGCATGGCGCGTCAGGTCAGCGACATCGTTGGCACTACTGGGGCGGCAGCGGCGGTTTTGGCGCAATTGGCGGGCTCCGGCAAGATCGTAAGCAGTAGCTTTGAGCAGATTGCTGTTGCAGCCTTGTCGTTCGAGAAAGCTACCGGCAAAGCGGCATCTGAAACCGTTAATGATTTCGCCAAACTGGCGGATGATCCGGTTAAGGCTGTTGTTGCGCTCAACGACAAGTACAACTTTCTCACTGCCGCCGTGTACACCCAAATTCGAGCCTTGCATGAGCAGGGTGACACCCTGGGTGCCCAGCAGTTGGCAGAGAGTGCTTACGCCGATGCCTTGGTTCTGCGTGCCGATACGATCACCAGCAACTTAGGCACAGTAGAAAGCGCATGGGACTCGGTTAAGGGCGCCGCCAAAGGTGCCTGGGATGCAATACTTGATATCGGGCGCGAAGAGACATTCGATCAAAAATTCGAAAAGCTCGCGGACCGCTTAAATACACTACGCAACGCCCAATCTAATCCGATGATCCTGGGCGACAACCCTGACATGATGATGCTCAGTCGCGGTGAATCAGGCGCCCAGGACGACATCACCGCGCTGCTGCAGAAAGAGGTTGATGACCAGGCAAAAGCGCGCCGGGAAATGTTCCAGGCTCAGGATATGCGGGAGGGCACTAAGGCCTATGAGACCCTGCAAAACAATCTAGACGCCACAGCATCAAAGTCCACGAAGCTGACCAAGGCGCTCGAGGAAAATCAAAGGCGTATCGCTTCCGCGCGACAGGCAGGCTACATGTTCACTGCCGCAGAGGAAGCGGCTCTAGAAAAACAGACTCGGGACAAGTTCAAAGACCCAAAAAACGCCGGCTCCCAGGTCGATCTGACCAGCTTCAACAACGCCAAGAACGACCTGGCGGCCATCACCGACACCTACAAAAACTACCAGAAGGAACTGGAAGCTGCGCAGAAGGCCGGTCTGCTGTCCGAGGCCGATTACCTGCTGCGGCGCCAGGCGCTGATCGGCAATCAACTCGACCAGACCACGGCAGCGTACGAGGCCGAGATTACGGCGTTGGAAGCCGCCAAGGGCAAGAAGACCACATCGGCAGCGCAAAGCATCCAACTCGACCAGAAGATAGCCGACGCGCGCGCAGGGATGGTAAAGGCGCAGAAGGACGCCGACAGCCAGCTTGAGGTGTTGGCTACCAATGAGATCGGGCGACTCGCCAAGCAGGAGCGGGCGATCAGCTCGTACGTGCAGGCGCTAGGGCAGCAACAGCGAGCCCTGGAGCTTGCGGGCCAGCGGGCGGTGCTCGGCGTTGGCCAGGGAGATCGGCAAAACGCGCTCAACGGGGAGCTGAACAGCCAGCAAGATCGATTTGCTCAGCAGTCGCTGGATCTGGAAAACCAGCGCTCCGATCCATCGCGCAATATGTCGGACGAAGAGTTCACCCGAAAATCGCAGGCGCTCGCAGATGCGAACAAGAAGGCGACGGACCAGATCCGGCAAAACTACGCGGATGTGGCGGCCGCTCAAGGTGATTGGACGAAGGGCGCTACATCGGCCTGGGCTAACTACCTGGATTCGGCGCAAAACATCGCAGGGCAGACCAAGAGCCTGTTCGGCAACGCGTTCAGCTCGATGGAGGATTCAATCGTCAACTTCGCCATGACCGGGAAGCTGTCGTTTGCTGACTTCACCAAGTCAATTCTTGCCGATATGGCACGCATCGCGACCCGGCAAGCAGCCTCTGGCCTTCTCGGCTCCCTAGTGGGGCTTGGTGTGTCTGCTGCTGGCTCGTACTTTGGCGGCGGCGCTGTGACATCAGCAGGGTCGACAGCGGCCGGGTATAGCCCGGAGGTATTGGCTGGCTGGTCCGGTGTGACCCAGGCAAAGGGTGGCGCCTGGTCTGGCGGCGTTCAGATGTTCGCCGACGGCGGTGCGTTCACCAACTCCATTGTCAGTAAGCCAACGGCCTTCGGTATGGCCAATGGCAAGACCGGCGTCATGGGAGAGGCAGGAGAAGAAGCAATTATGCCGCTGACCAGAACCTCCAGCGGGAAGCTGGGTGTTATGGCCATGGGCGGTGGCGGGGTGGGTGCAACGCAGATCAATGTCGAAGTGCACATCGATGGCGAGGGCAACGCCTCGTCCTCGGCTGATGCTCCCGGCTATGACCTGTTCGGCAAGGAGTTGGCCGCGTTCGTTGAGCAGAAGTACCAACAGATGCGCAACAAGGACATGGGCCAGGGCGGCGTCATCAACAAAGCAATCAAGGGGCGCTGATGGCCATCGAACGATTCATCTGGGAGACGGAGAAGGGCGCGGAAGGGGATATCGCCCAGCGCGTCCGCACCAAGCAGTTCGGGGACGGGTACGAACAGGCGGTCGAGGACGGCCTCAACAACCAGTCCCAGTCCTGGCCGCTCACCTTCACCGGTGCCAAGCCCCGGGTTCTGTTAATCAAGGCGTTCCTTGATCGGCACAAGGGGGCAAAGGCGTTCCTCTGGACGCCGCCCCTAGGTGAGCTTGGCCTCTACAAGTGCAACGGCTACAAGCCTGTGCACCGCGGCGGCCAGGTCTACGCCATCACTGCAACCTTCCAGCAAACCTTTCACCCTTGAGATAACCGCCCATGGCACTGATCACGGACATCCAGAAACTGGAGCCCGGCGGCGAGATTCGCCTGTTTGAAATTGACGGGACCGAGTACGGCGCGGACTACCTGCGCTTTCACGGGCACGCTATTCCGCATACACCCGAAGAACTGCACGCCTACGAGCATTCCGATGAGGAGCTCCCGGCCAAGTCGATTTGGTGGCAGGGCGAGGAGTACGCGGCCTGGCCGGTGCAGATTGAGGGCATTTCTTCGAGCAGCGACGGCACCGCTTCTCGGCCGACTTTCGCCGCTGGCAACGTGAATGGGCGGGTCACCGCGCTATGCCTCGCCTTCGAGGACCTGCTCAAGTTCAAGCTGACGGTTCGCGAGACGCTGGCCAAGTATCTGGACGCGGCAAACTTCCCCGAGGGAAACCCAACTGCCGATCCGACCCAGGAAGCGCTGGAGATCTGGTACATCGACCAGAAAACCAGCGAAGACGGTGAGGCGGTGGTCTGGGAGTTGTCCTCACCGGGCGAGATCGATAACCACGGGCTGCCCGGGCGCCAGATGACAACGTTCTGCCACTGGGCCATGACCAACGGCTACCGCGGGCCAGACTGCGGCTACACCGGTGCGGCGATGTTCGACGACGAGGACAACCCCACGGACGCCCCGGCCCTGGACCAGTGCAAGGGCTGCTTGTCGTCTTGCAAGTTGCGCTTCGGCGAGAACAACGAACTGTCCTTCGGTGGATTCCCCGCCGTTTCCCTGATTGCCCGGAGCTGACCATGCGCAAGCACATCATTGCGGCTATCCAGGCGCACGCGGCGGCCCAGTATCCAAAAGAATGTTGCGGCCTGCTGCTCGCCACCGGGCGCAAGCAGAAGTATTTCCCGTGCCGGAACATCGCAACGGAGCCGAACGAAGAGTTCAGGCTTGATCCCGAGGACTACGCCGCGGCGGAAGACTTGGGCGAAGTGATCGGCATCGTTCACTCACACCCGGACGCCACCAGCAGGCCGTCGCCGCATGACCTTGCCATGTGCGAGGCCACGGCATTGCCCTGGCACATCCTGAGCTGGCCCGAGGGCGACCTACGCACGATCACACCGACCGGCCGGACGCCGTTGCTCAAGCGTCCGTTCGTGCACGGCGCCTGGGACTGCTGGCAGGTCTGCGCTGATTGGTACCAGCGTGAGTGGGGTCTGGAGTTCGAAGCTTTCCAGCGCACTGATGGCTGGTGGGAGAGCGTGGAGAACTCCAGCCTGTATGAACAGCACTACGAGGCCGCCGGCTTTGTGCGCGTCGACCGTCCGCAGCGTGGCGACATGATCGTCATGTCAATTGGGCGGACGGTTCACCCGAACCATGCTGGGATCTATCTGGACACCGACCCGACGCTGCTTGGCGAAGAGTCGAATGTATTCGGGCCCGGGCCATTCATGTTGCACCACATGTACGGTCGGCCATCTGAAATTTTGGTGTTCGGCGGCCCATGGCTCGACAGAACAAGCCTGATCCTTAGGCACAAAGATACATGCGTACCACTTACACCCGTCGAGCGCTAAGCGATATAGTGGAACCGATTTAGGCACCGATGAGAATTTATGATTCAAATGCCTATCGGATGCCTACAGCTCATAAATATACTAGCCCCGAAGCCATGGAAGGAGATACTCAATGACCGCGAACTCAGGCGTACAAAAGTTTTGCCTGCCTGCTAAGTTAGGTATAGCTGCTGATCTAACTCTCGGGATTTCTGACTCCTTGGGGTACATTGCAGATTGCTTGCTTGTACATAATGAAGTAGTGGTTCCACTTAACGCTATGTCTCTAAGTGAGCTGGAGGATACTTTTGGGACTGATCAATTAATTGTCTTGATCAGTGAGGGGCGACTGCGATTCTGCCCTGGATTTTCAATAAAGTTTGCCAACAAAAATAAGCCGGAAAAGTTTGATCGAGGTGACTTTCTTGAAGGTGTGAAGTGTGAGGAGGTTTGTCGGGCTGGACTTGGTCGAGGCTTATTGTATAAAGAGATTGAAAGAACTTTTCTCGATCCATTAATATTAGACTATTCAAACTGGTTGCCTGCTAGGAATCAAGTTGATGAGTCTTTTGATCGCTTTGAGGAGAATGAGAAGTATAGCCATTTTTATCCTGGTGGTATGCCACGTTATTATCGCGCCGGGGCTATTCAGGGTGTCGCAAGAATGAATGATTTGCTTGCGGTAGGTGTTCCGGCAATGGAGATGGATTCTGAACTTCCTAAGCTTTTGGAACTGTGTTTTCCGACACTTAATAATAATATCCTTGACGAGGAGTCGGTTTACCTAAAGTCGCAGAAAGTAATTGCAGATCTCCATGGGATCGGCGGCTTACCGTCTTTTGAAAAGTCTGGCCATAAACCGGTCTATCGAACCGATGAAGAAATTAAGCTTGTCGTCAAAGCCGTGTTGAGCGATGAGGCTGGCGACTTGAGAAGTTGGCTTGCGGCTAATCTTACTTCTGATTTAAATGTTCGATCCGCCTATGATAATGCTGAGAAATTACTTCCCTCTAAAAGCTCTTGGACGAACTGGCTCAGGTTCGGATCTTCCACAGGATTTGGTACCGCCATCGGAACTATGGTATCTGATCCGATTTTGGCCTTTGCGGCGGGGACGGCAGTTGGTGCTGTTGATCTACTTTTCGGCGAGAAAGCTGCATCCCTTGCATTGGATTCTTACCATCCAAAAATTTGGCTCTCTCATATGCAACGCCAAAATGTTATGAAGAGAAGCTCCTACTGATTTTAGTTTGCACATGGTGGAGGGGAGAGAGTTTGTTTGTCTAAGGCAAGGTATTGATATGCGGATTTTGATAGCAGTGGTGGCAGTGGCGATACTGGTGGGTTGTTCGACATCTGGAGTGCAGCTGGGGGCGCCTTCGTTTTCCGCGCAATCGCAGAAGATACCACAGCAGTATGCTCGCTGCCTTGGCCCTAAATGGCAGGAATTCAACCCGTCAACTAGCTCCATAGAAACGGAGAGTGGCTATAAGCTTTCCGCATCGACAGCTTTCACCGGGGTTGTCGCGCTCGCAGTTGTAGATAAGTCTTCAAGCGGTTCGCTGGTAAAGGTATTCCTCCCAATGGACTGGGCTGGAACGGCTGGCTGGAAGGATGCTGCAAAAGCTTGCATTTAAATATTTTATCGCGAAATTAAAGGCCGCCCACGAGGCGGCTTTTTTACACCTGGAGAAAAGCAATGGCCGCACTCGCTATCGAATATCAACCAATGACTACGATCTTGCTGTATGGGCAGCTTCGGCAATTCGGACGCTCTTTTCGGCTTTCTGTACGGACCCCGGCGGAGGCGATCAAGGCGCTTTGCGTGCAAATTCCTGGCTTTGAGCGCTTTATCTCCAACGCAAAGTCGAGAGGTTTGGAGTTCGCTGTCTTTCGAGGAAAGAATAATCTCGAAGAAAAGGAGCTTTGCTACGAAGGTACTGGCGACATTCGTATCGCTCCCGTGATCACGGGCAGCAAACGGGCCGGTCTGCTTCAAACTATTGTCGGAGCAGTGATGATCGTTGCTGGTGTTGTGGTGAGCGGCATGTCATTTGGCCTTGCCTCACCTGTCGGCGCCGCTCTGATCGCTGGCGGTATCGGGATGGTCGCCGGCGGAGTAATTCAGATGCTCAGCCCCCAGGCCGGCGGTTTGAAGACCAGCGCCGCGCCCGAGAACACGCCCGGCTACGCCTTCGGCAGCGCCAAGAACACTACCGCATCAGGTAACCCGGTCCCGCTCTGCTACGGCAAGAGGCGGGTTGGTGGGGCGATCATCAGTGCAGCGATCTACGCCGAAGATCAGATGTAATTCTTGAATCTCGATTAAAAGTCTTGGATGTTGGCCAGTATGCAAAATCCCTCACTATTCCGGGACACATCAAATAGTCGGGAAACCGACACCCTGGCCCGCAGATGATCGAGAGATCGCCGGGCTAGAAAAGCAAAACCCCCGGACGCTCGCAACGTGCCGGGGGTTTTTATTTCAACCCCTTGTCAGGACCAAGGAGAAGAACATTGGTTAATTATAGGCCCAAACACCGGGTCAAGGTAGATGGAAAAATGAGCGAGGAAGGCGCGGATCGTGCGGGCAATAAATTTGCCAATGCCGTTTTAATCTTCTCTGTTTTGGCAGGGCTCTCACTTGTCATTACCGCTGTGGCGTACTTACTGAAGTAGGCGCCACAAGCATTGAACAAAGAACTCCCGACCGCCGTTGGCGGTTTTTTTTCGCCTGGAGAAAAGCATGGGCGCAGCACGCAATATCGACATCCACGGCGCCAAGGGCGGCGAAGAGAAACCCAAAACGCCGACAGAAGCCCCGGATAGCCTGCGCTCTATTGCAATCGCCAAGATGCTGATCGCTGTAGGGGAGGGGGAGTTCGAGGGGATACCGACTGCCAGGGATATCTACTTGGACAACACCCCGCTGCAAGACCCCCAAGGCAACATGAACTTCCCGAACGTGAAGTGGGAGTGGCGCACCGGTGCGGTTGATCAGTCGTATATCCAGGGCATTCCCTCGGTAGAGAACGAGACCACCATCAGCACCGAGTTACGCAGCGGTACGCCGTGGGTTCGGGCCATCAGCAATACACAGCTTTCCGCGGTGCGTGTACGTTTCGCCTGGCCGGCGCTTCAGTCGGTGGATGCCGGCGGCAACATCAACGGCTATCGGATCGAGTACAAGGTTGAGGTAGCCACCGACGGCGGCACCTATCAGCAAGTGCTGAGCGAGGCTGTCGACGGCAAGAAAACCAGCCTGTACGAGCGAACGCGCCGCGTCGATTTGCCCAAGGCGACCACCGGGTGGATGCTGCGAATCACTCGTCTGACCGTCAACCAGAACAACAACAAAATCTCGGATACCATGCAGATCGCAGGCTTCACCGAGGTGATCGACGCCAAGATTCGCTATCCGAACACAGCGCTGCTTTACATTGAGTTTTCCGCCGAACAGTTCCGCAGTATTCCGGCGGTCACGGTCGAGACCAAACTGAAGAAGATGCAGGTGCCGAGCAACTACGACCCGGTGGCCCGTTCCTACTCGGGCGTTTGGGACGGCACCTTCAAGCAGGCATGGACCGACAACGCGGTCTGGATGACCTACGACATCACCACTGCCGACCGATTCGGCTTGGGCCGTCGCATCAAACCGTGGATGGTGGACAAGTGGGAGCTCTACCGCATCTCGCAGTACTGCGACCAGTTGGTGCCAGATGGGAAGGGCGGTCAGGAGCCGCGCTTCATCTGCAACCTCAACCTTCAGAGCAAGGCTGATGCCTGGTCACTGCTGCGCGACATCTCGGCGATCTATCGAGGCATGACCTACTGGGCCCAGGGCCAGGTGTTCACCCTTTCGGACATGCCGCGCGCTACTGACTTCGACTTTGCCTATACCCGGGCAAACGTCATTGACGGCAAGTTCACCTACTCCAGTGCATCGGAGCGGACCCGCTACACCAGGGCGCTGATTAGCTACGACAACCCGCTGAACAACTACGACACCGATGTCACGGTTGTGCCCGACCAGAAGCTGCAGCGCCGTTACGGCGACAACCCGCTGGAGATCAGCGCAATCGGCTGCACTCGCGAATCGGAGGCCCAGCGCCGAGGTAAATGGGCGCTGCTGACGAACTCCAAGGATCGGGCCGTTACCTTCAAGGTCGGCCTCGACGGGCGCATCCCACTGCCTGGATACGTGGTCCCGATCGCTGACGAATTGCTTGCGGGTCGGCCGGTGGGCGGGCGCATCTCGGCTGTGAATGGCAAAGTCATCAAACTGGACCGTGATACCCAGGCCAAGCCCGGTGACCGGCTGATCCTCAACTTGCCAGACGGCAAGTGCGAGGGGCGTACCGTACAGCTGGTCAGCGGTCGGCAGGTCACCGTGACCGTTGCTTACTCCGTGGTGCCGGAACCTGAGCTGGTGTGGGCGCTGGATGCCGATGATCTGGCCATCCCACTGTACCGAGTGGTCAGCGTGGCCCGGCCGGAGCCCGGCGTCTTTGAAATCTCGGCCGTGCAGTACGACCCAAGCAAATTCGCGCACATCGACACCGGCGCACGCCTTGAATATCGCCCGATCAGCGTTGTGCCGATCACAGTGGTGCCGGCACCGGCGAGCGTCGACATCACGTCGAACTACTCCGTTGACCAGGGCCTGGCGATCAGCACCATGAACATCTCATGGCCCGCCGTTGCTGGCGCGGTCGCTTATGACGTGGAGTGGCGCAAGGACAGCGGCAACTGGATCAAGCTGCAGCGCACTGGCTCGACGAGCGTGGACGTTACGGGCATCTATTCGGGCGCCTATCTGGCCCGGGTACGGTCTGTGAGTGCCTTCGAGATCTCTTCGATTTGGAAAAGCTCCAACCTGACCAACCTGGAGGGGAAGGTCGGCCTTCCGCCGGCGGTGGCGTTTCTGACCACCACCAGCCTGGTCTACGGCATCGGCATCCAGTGGGGCTTTCCACCAGGTGCTGAGGACACCCAGCGCACGGAGGTCTGGTATAGCGAATCGCCGGACCTTACGACGGCGATCAAGTTGAGCGACTTCAGCTACCCGCAGGCCAAGCATGAGATGCACAGCCTGCTGGCGGGGGCGAGTCTGTTCTTCTGGGCGCGGCTGGTGGACCGTACCGGCAACGTCGGGCCGTTCTTCCCGATCCCAGGTGCGGTCAATGGCCAGGCAAGTTCGGACCAGACCGAGTACGACAAGTACTTCGCCGACAAGATCGGTAAGGGGGCGCTGTACCAGGACTTGCGCGAAGAGATCGAGCTTATTACGGGCGATGGGCCTGGATCGGTCAATGAGCGGCTGGAGCAGGCCAAGCAGGAGCTGGAAGAGCTGATCAACCAGGTCACGGACGCCCTGGCCTATGACCCTGCCAAGCCGTATCTGAAGGGGGATATTGTTCGCTTGGACCAGCACCTGTTCCAGGCGAAAGGCCCGGTACCGGTGAACATCAGTCCGCCGAACGCCACCTATTGGTCGGATATCGGCACCATCCTGGAAACTGCAAACGCCTTGGCGTCGCAGGTTCAGGTGATTGAAACCAAGATTGTGGAACTCGACGGCAAGGTGGTGGCCACCGCTTCATCCATTGAGGCGCTGCGTTCAGCCGCTCGCGACGATGACGGCGCTGGTGACCTGGCGGGCGTGATCAAAGGCTGGCAGTCAACCGCTGATCTGGCTCTAGAGAAGCGCACCAGGGCAACAGAAGACGAGTCGATGGCGCAGCAGTTGCTGACGATGACCGCGCAAGTTGGGGCGAACAAGTCAGGGCTGACCGTTCTGGAACAGGTGGTGGCGACCAACAGGGAGACGGCAGCCACTCAACTCAACCAGCTCAAAAGTGATCTGGCACTGACCGACGAGAAGGTGGCCGGTAATGCCGTGGCTATCACTGGCCTCGACACAAAGGTCACTGAGGTTGATGGCAAGGTCACCTCCCTGGCTGCCAGCAATGAATCGCTGCGGGCGGCGGTGCGCGGTGATGACGGTGCCGCTGATTTGTCCGGGGTCGTTAAGTCTTGGGAGGCAACAGCCAGCTTCTCGGCAGAAAAGCGCGTCCAGGCAACGGCCAATGAAGCCCTGGCCAAGACGACAGAAACCCTGCAATCGAGCCTCGGCCAAACCAATGCCTCGGTTCAGCAGGTCAGCCAGACGGTAGTCAATCTCGACGGCAAGGTATCTGCCCAGACGACGATCAAGGCTCAGACCATTGCCAATGGCAAAAAGGTTGTGGCCGGCCTGGCTCTGGGCAGTGATGGGGAAACGTCGGAGATTCTGGCGTTTGCACAGCGCTTCGCCATTGTCGACGAGGTCAGCGGGCAGTTGATTACACCGTTCGTTGTGAGCGGCGGCCAGGTGTTCATCAACCAGGCAGTGATCAACAAGGCGTTTATCCAGGAGATCATCCTGGGGATGACGCTGCGCTCTGAAGCTGTGGATTCCAAGGGACGCCCATTGCTGGAGATCAACGTGAAGGCTGGCACATTTGTGCTGCGCGGCGAGGGTACCGAAGGATCATCGCTGCTGAACAATAACGGGCTTACCGTATTTGATATCAATGAAATCGACCGAGTTACAGTAGGGAGACTTTCGCCATGATTTATGGCCTTCGCACAAAGAGTGCTACTGGAGTAGTTGAGCTCGATGAAAACTCATTTACGGTAAGGATTGTTTACTCGGCTCTTATTCCGAGGTCTGCCGGCAGGTTTGTGGACATATCGATACCGGAAGTCGAGCCTGAAAAATACTCGGCGGTGTGCGTGCCTGTTGCCCCATACAGCACATCTGGACAGTCTTGGGATGCTATTGGTTTTATTCCAGATGTTACCCAAGGCAATGTAAGGGTGTGGTTCGGTAACAGGCAGAGCAATGATGGTCCGCTTGGAACGGCAACACAGCGGTTGTTAGTGATGAGGTATAGGTGATGTCATATGGACTACGGTTCAAAAACAACAATGATGTCGTAACGCTGGATTCGGAATTCGCCCGACTTGTGGTCATTGAGAGCGGGACGTGGGATGGCTACGGGCAGGGGGTAAATGTCCCGTTCACGGCCCCGGTGTTAGCAGACGAGCCGCCTCTGATCTTTGTCAGGCCTGAGACGGCGGACACGCTTTGCTTTTGTACTCTGAGTGGCGGTACTGGTGCTTGGTATGGGTTTTCCTTCAATAGCATTGTAGGGGTGCCAACGCGAGGCAAGTGGTTTGTTGCCGCGTTCAAATCTGTACCGACTGCAACTTATGGTATGAGGTTGCGGGATGGAAGTTCAAAGCTTCTATTTGATAGCGCAACACCCGCAGCTCAATTCACGAGGAGTATCACAAGTTGGCAATATATTGGGGCCTCATCTACTGGGCAAGGGCAAACTAGGCTGAGCTGGACGGCCCCGTTTAACCTGTCATCAGGCGACTACATGCTCTTAAACAACATCGCCATGGATGTGGCAGGCTTAACATCTAGACAAGGGAATATGTACGCGGTCTGGGAATATGCCCTCGATAGACTGGTGATGCAGGTCGTTGGCGTAGATATATCAATGACTCTTTATAATCCTGTTGTTTTTGCCAAGCCCATGCCTTAGCGATTGAAATTACTGTTCAAACCCAATAGCCGCCTTGTGCGGTTTTTTGTTACCTGGAGAAAAATATGGGTTGGTACAAAGATGGAAAAGTGAACGTTGTCGCTGGTCAAACCAACGTCACTGGGGTGGGTACGAACTTCGCCGCGAACACACTTACTGGGGATGCATTCATCGGCCCAGATGGTCAGTGGTACGAGGTCATCAACGCCCCAAGCCCGACCACGCTATCGATCAGCCCTGCGTACCGCAGTGCCACGGTATCGAATGCAAACTATGCAGTGATGCCTGTGCAGGGCTACCTGCGCGATCTGGCCATTGTTGCAGGTGACATCATCCGGCAGTGGGGTGCAACGCTGGCCGGCCTGGGCACGGTCTCAACCGAGAACGTTGTGCCGGTGGCGAAGGGCGGTACAGGTGCCATAACTGCTGCAGCCGCGCGAACCAATCTTGGCCTTGGTACCGCTGCGGTGGCGAACCTCGGGGTTGCGGCCGGCAACGTCATGGCCGTAGGTGCTGGCGGCTGGCTCGGCTCTTCCATCGTGGAGAGCTCCGAGGCCAACAATCAAAGACAGACCGGGCTGTACAGCTTGAACGGTGCCCTGAACTCCCCCACGGGAAGCGGCCTTTGGCAAATGCTCAGTTCGGACTTTGGATCTGACCCGCGCTGGCAGTCTCAGTTTGCGCTGGGCATCTATAACAACAAGGCCTTTATGCGCTCCATTCAAAAAAACCAAGCGCTCTCGACGTCTTGGGCTGAGTTTTACACCACCGCCAATACCACCCGCGCCGCTGACGGCACCTTGAAGGCTATCTAAATGACCACTCGCGCAGCAGTAAATATTCTCGGCTCTACCGGTGCTGTCATTGATATCACCACTCTCGGCGTCGACACGATTGCCACGGACCACCCAGGCCCTGGGCAGTACTTGATTCACGGAACGCTCGGCATGGTTCCTGTGCCCGAGGGCTGGGGCTACGTGGTGAACCAGGCGGATGCGGCGGCTTCTGTGGAGATCAGTTTCGCCGATGGAGTTCTTGCGGTTGGCGTGACCAAGGATGGCGAGCCTTCTGATCTGACTCACAGCATCACGCTGCATGTCGCGGTCGACGAGCTTCCGCCCCAGGAGATCCCTGAGCCGCCGCCGGCGCCTATTGTGGATCCGCTGGATGAGGCGCAAGCAGAGATTATCCGCCTGCGCGCCGTTGCCGATTACGCCATTGCTCCGCTGCAGGATGCCGTGGATGTTGATGAGGCCGCCGAGCAGGATCTTGTGGTGCTGAAAGCCTGGAAGAAGTATCGCGTCGCATTGAGCCGTGTGCCTGAGCAGGAGGGTTACCCGACTGTCATTGAGTGGCCGATCGTTCCGGCGTAATGCCATTCCCTCTACAAAGCACCCGCCATCGAGCGGGTTTATTTTTGCCTGGAGAAAAGCATGACCACTTCCGAAAAAGACAGGGACATCCTGGCGCGCACGCTCTGGGGTGAGGCTCGCGGCGAGGGTTTGGCCGGCCAGATCGCAGTGGCCTGGACCATCCGCAACCGTGTGTTCGACGGCAAGGCCAAGTCCTGGTGGGGCGAGGGCTACGCCGGCGTGTGCCTGAAGCCATGGCAGTTCAGCTGCTGGAACCAGAACGACCCGAATTACGCCTACCTCAGCGGTGCAAAGCCGATCCTGGCCGCGCAGCTCGCCCAGGCCCAGCGTGCTGCTCACCAGGTGATGGCCGGTGCGGTACCTGACCCAACCGGCGGGGCCACGCATTACTACGCAACCACGATGCCCAAGGCCCCGGCATGGGCGGCGAAGGCCAAGCAGACGCTTCGCCTCGGGCACCACATCTTTTTCAAGGATGTGCCGTGATGACGCCCGTGCAGAAGCTGGCCGGGCTGGTGGTGCTGATCCTGGTGCTGATGGCCAGCGCCGCTGGCGTCACCTGGCAGGTCCAGGAATGGCGCATGGGCAAGATGCTGGCCGAGCAGGCCGGCCTGCACCAGGGACAACTTGCTGAAGTCAGCGCGGCGGCTGCCAAGCAGGTGAGCGCCGAGCAGGGCATGCGCCTGGCCCTGGAGAAGACGCTGGCCACCTCAGACCAACAACACACCCGAGAACTTTCCAATGCTCAACGCAACCAGGCCCGCCTGCTTGACCGCCTTGCTACTACTGATTTGCGGCTGTCAGTCCTTCTCGACGCCACGGATTCAGCCAGTGGCTGCAACGTGCCTGCCACCCCCGGCGCCGTCGGCGTGGTTCATGCGGCCCGTCGAGCCCAACTTGACCCAGCGCATGCTCAACGAATTATCGCCATCACCGGCGACGGGGATAGCGCCGTAATCGCGCTACAAGCCTGCCAAGGATACATAAAAGAGCTGCTTCGCTGATTGCGATTAATTATCCCAAGTCTCGTTGCGCCAGATATACGTATTTAAAAGGAGAGGAGGGTCGGTTGATTGGGCGAAGTTTTATGTCTGCCTTGAGGCTGAATGTGGTTGCTGCTGCGGAAGTTATAGCTGCTACAGTGGCCGTCGTAACTTCAAAGCCCAAGGCCACAGCTCCCTTCCATACACCCACTGCAGTTGCCGCGATTTTTGTTAAGTCAACATTGAGTGAGGCGTTGAGGTTTGAAAGATAAACTGGTAGCTGGTGTTCTTTGGTTAGTTTTATAAGGTCGGAGCATGAGACATCGAGAAGTTTAAGTTTTTTGTTTAATTCGTCTATTCTGTCGCTTGAGTTTGATATCTCATGGCTCAGTTCCTCCATGTATGTTCTGAATGCTAGTAGCTCGGATCTTCTCTTCGCCCTGAACTCCAGTATTTCTGCCAAGGGAGTGTTTTCTTTTGGTATTGGTAGTGCGTTGTATAGTTTTATAAGTGCCCCCTGTTCTGCTATCGCGACGCCTCTCTTAATGAGTAGGGAGTTCTCTCCAGCGCCCAAGCTCCAGACTCCAGGTGCCTCTTTTTCTAGATCTTCCAAAGCTAGAGTTTGTGTTTTTATTAAACCTTGTGCGCCGTCTCCAAATACCTCGTAGTGCCTGCGATGAAGGATCCCGCAGCTGACTAAATAGTCTGCGTCTGGGCCTCCTGGGATATATATTATATTGGACGTTGGTAGTGTTAGTCGGTCCCAGTAAAGTAGAGAGGATCGCAAATCTTGAGCGTCAAGATTGCCTGATTTTATACGTGTCGATGTTCCGTCTATTTCTACTGGAAGGCTTAATACTAAGCCGCGCATTTTTGAGGAGAAGCGTCCATAGTTTGGATCGCTTTCTTTCCTTCGCTTCGCTTCACCCATTTTCATACTCCATTAGTCGTCTATTATGTTTTTTGTTTTTAAGCCGATGGCTCACGACCATCATAGCGACACGGCAGTCAGGCCAGCGACATTATTGGTTCTCGCGTGGGCTTGCTAGATTTTTATCTGCCAGTCCGCGTATGGGAAAATGTGTCCGGCTTTGTCCTCCCTTCACTTGCAGTCTGTCTTAACTCCTTTGGTTGGTGTTACGTAGGCCTGATCGAGCTAGTCAGCAGTCAGCAG